TCGTCTTTAAACTCGTCAAAAGACTTCGTAAGATGAGAAATATCAGCCTCCATTCGAGCCATTCTCCCTGCGTCTTGTACTCTGTTCTCCTCGCTCATACAGGCAAAAATAAATTATAGATATAGGCTATACAACCAGCCATGATTGCCCAGCCAATAATGTAAAAAATCATAGTAGGTGTGGTGGGTTGTTTTTCTCCACATCCAGTACAGAGTGGTCGGTCTAGTCCGTGTGTGCAGATGTCTTCGTAGGGGTTCATAGTTTTTTACCCAATAAATAAGCACCGATAACAACAGGAATCACTAGGAGATACAGTAGATTAAAACTAGCTTCTTGTTTTTGTCCTACACCAAGTATAGGTTCTTTACTAACTTTTGCACTCTCAATTTTAGTATCAAGTTCTTCCAACTTTTGTGCAATGAAAGTATCGGTCAATTCAGATGGTCGTTGTGGTTGTGCAGGTAATTTAGTAAATTCTTTTGTTTGTTTATCATAGGTAACTGTGTTAACAAGTGTGCGGTCAGTAACACTCTTGTCTTCAATCCACTCAAAACCAGCATTAACTGCAAAAGTTTCTGCCTGAATATCTGCGACAACATTTGTAGATTTTTCAATAAGTAAATACATATTATTGGTATTGTTCAATGATAACAATGACACCTTGGCGACCATCAGCTCCAGCGACACTACCCGTCACACGTTGTCCACCACTACCACCTGCACCAAACGAAGCACCCTGACCTCCTGTGTAATCAACCGCACTCCATGATGGTGGTCTAGGAGCACCAGCACCACACCATTGTCCAAGAATACCGCCTGGGGTCACATTTGGAGAAAAAGCATCTTGAATAGTCGACGACCAATTTTGATTTACGCAAGCTGCTCCTCCATAACCCCTCCAACTATCAGTATATGCCCCATTAGGGCCACCATAACCACCTGTTCCATTTACACTTCCGCCAGAACCAGCCCCACCAGCGGCTGTAGTTTCCGCTGCGTTCGCTGCAACACCAGCTGCCCCACCAGAACAAGTAATGAAGGTGCTGAATGAAGAAGTACCACCTGCTGTCCCACTATTATTACCAGCAGAACCTCCGGCTCCCCCTGCGCCAACAGTAACATTAACTGAGGACGTTGAACTCAAGTCTAATGCAGATAAATACCTATAAGAACCACCTCCACCAGCTCCGCCACCACCAATTGTATTGTTTGTGCCAGCTCCACCACCACCACCTCCACCACCAACACACCATACTATAGCGCCAGTGAATCCAGTCGAAGTAACTGGTTTAGTCCAAGCTGATGAACCAGTTGAGGTAACAATACGAGTAAATTCACGAGATGTACCACCACCAGAGCCTTGAAGTTCAGAAAGACCCACATGAAGCACTGATGAAGTAGGAGCTGCAGACACAGTTGAAGAAGCAGAAGTACAAATAGTGTAGTACACTGCGGTCGTGGTTGCAGGGAAGTCAATTAACATTCCATTAGCTGATTGAATATCAGTAAGGTTAGTTGTAAATGCTGAAATAAGTGAACCACCTGATGAAGATGCCCCAACTTGCACATCAGACGTAAGGTCACAAGTCGGAGTAGTTGAACCAGGGTCATTTTCACGTACTACACGAATGACAAAATCATTATCCGTAGCACTTGCCCCACGAAGCATATAATTGACATTGATAATTACCGGGTTATTTGCTGATTGTGGAGTGATATTTGGTCGTGTAGCGTCGTTCCACAATTCTGTCGTGTTATTATCAGCAAAACTTGCAGGAGATACATCAGTAAAATTCACGCCATTTGCATTAGTTGTTGATACTGTTGACGCACCACCACTATCATCATCCCCACATCCAAATTTACCTGTAGTTGCGTTGTAAGAAACAGTCTCAGTATCAGCATTACAGTTAGCTAAATCAGTTTGAAAGAAACCCCCTGTAATTGTCGTTGTTGCAATTCTAAATTGACCTGTTCCAGTTGCATTGGTGAAGGTGAGACCAGCTAGAGAGGTTAAGCCACTGATAGATAAATTAGTTGAGGTGACATTCGTTCCAACAGCACGAGTAAATGATAAGTTTGTAGAAGTTATGGATGTAAAACTTGCATTAGTTGCGAAGAAATCAGTTGAAGTAGCTCTAGTGAAGTTTCCGTTTGCTGCAAATAAATTAGTCGAGGTTGCATTGAAAAACAACCCATTAGTTGAAGAAACAGTGCCGTTTAAAATCAAACGAAGCGAGGTTGTGTTGAATGAAAGAGCGGTACTTGAAGTAAGTGCATTGTCTGCTGAACCAAAAGCAATCAGAGTGTTGGTCAAAGAAACAGCAGCAGCACCAGTATCGTCATCTCCACACCCAAAAGCTCCTGTGGTTATATCGTATGAAACAGTCTGATTATCAGCATCACAATCACCTAGACCTGTTTGAGTAAAACTACCTAAGATAGCAGTATTACTTGCAGTCAAAGTAGTGCCGTCAATATGGAATGTTTGTGCTCCACCCGCAACAAACGAAAGGAGATTAGTTGCCTGGTCGTAATGTATTCGTCCTTCAAAATCAAGACCTGTATCAGTAAAATCAATGTAACTTTCAGTATCTCCCGAAAGTTCTATTTTAACTCTTCCTGTACCATCAGGGCTATATCCGAAGAAAAGACCACTACCACCTGGTGCGTTACTCGATTCGCCGTTGACTGACAAAGGACCAGTCATAGCGTCCCCATCTATGTTGACAAAACGAGAATCATATGCTGACCCATCTTGATACGGAGTAGTTAGTTGTAAACTTCCAGCGTTTATTTCAAGTCCTGTTCCTGTGATGTCAGAAATCGAATCAGAACCAATTGCTATATTAGTTGTAGTTACACTCAAAAATAGACCATTTGTAGAAGACACAGTTCCAGTCAAAACAAGTCTGTTAGTTGAAGTAATAAATGATAAACCTGTACTTGAGGTAATAGTATTATCAGTATTTCCAAACGCAAGCAAAGTGTTTGTAAGAGAAACAGCACCAGCACCACTATCATCATCCCCACACCCGAATTTACCTGTAGTGAGGTCATAAGCTACGGTCTGATTGTCTGCGTCACAATCAGTGAAGTCGGTCTGGAAGAAACCCCCAGTAATTGTCCCCGTAGCTACATTGATTGTATTGGTAGCCGAAACAACCCCCGAAGTAAGGTACGCAAGTCCAGTCAAAGAAGTAGCAAGTCTCGTTTGTCCATCAATGTTTACTCCACCATTAAATATAGAGTTAGCGGTGTTTCCTACTCCAAAATCTGCAACCGCTGTTCCATTGTTTGCGGTGATATACAGCCCATCAGAAGCGTCACCTTTAATACCATGAGCGGTAATAAAGTTAGGGTGAGTCATTATGAGATTACTTCCGAGAGTGGTTGTACCTGAGACGTAGAGGTTTGTGGTTGTAACAGAAGTCGAAGAAACATTTGGTACTAAAAGCTGATTGGTCGAAGAATTAAACGTGAAATTAGCTGAAGAAGTGACGGTGTTATCTGGTGAACCGTAAGCCACTTGAGTAGCAGTGAGGGTGGTTGTTGAGCCTCCGCCTGAACTTGCGACAGTATCTAATTTGTATTGAAAAGGATTAGTTGATGAAACTACTAAGGCTTTACCAATGTCTGAAGTAGTAGCAGAAGAGATACCTGTGCCTCCTTGTGGTGCTCTAAGAACCGTAGCTCCTAGGTTTTCGTCTGTAGCTCCTAGTTTACTTAGGTTTGACACCAAAACAATGCCCAGAATAAGACATACTAAGCCTATAGGAGTAGTTCGTTCTTTCAGTATTTGGAGTATTTTAGGCATATTGACTTTTTTCTTATTTTATGGTACTACTTGGGGTATATGAGTATAATTTTATACGTCGCTAGTATATTAATCCTATTATTCTTTATAGGGGATATATTCGGTTGGATTATTGATAAAATCTTTAAAACCCGATAGACCATTCGTCTTGAGGTGTTTCTGTTTCTCCAAAATAATCTTCTGGCATTTCTTCATTTTCACTTGCTCTAACACCTTGCTCAACAACACGAGGAGACAATCTTATCCCCATATCTTGATATAACTGCTTAATCGCACCAACAGGAGCCTCACTAGCTTCTTTTTTTGCAAGCCATTCTATAATTTTTCCGTACCTGCTTGGGTTAGACATAGCATAAAGTATTCCAGCACCAGCTAGTCCTGTAGCTGCACCATATCCAGCTCCTTCAGCACCACCTGCTTTTGCACCTATACCAGTACCTGCAGCAGTTAATCCACCAGCTATTAACATATCCACCATTCTATTTCTTACGGAATTGGGGATACTTTGCATCATCTTGGTTGCGTCCTTTAGCATTTCAGCATTACCCAATACATCAACGCCGAGTTTTTCAGAAGCTTCTTCAATTAAACGTCTCTGCTCTCCTTTGTTTACATTTAAAGCATTCGACAAAAATGTTTCTGCACCCTGTTTAAGATTTCCTTGAGAATCAATAACCTTATTTCCAAAATTATCCATTATTTTATAATATTCTCGGTACATTTTGTTCGCCTCAGAAATTTCTGGTAATGAACTTTCAACAAATCGGGAAGCATCGTCAAATAAACCCATAGTTAATGGAACAATTTTTTTGTTTCCTGTTCTTTCTGCTGTCATTAAGGCTTTTTCTTTTAAAGATTTGGCAAGGTCTACAAAATCTAACATCTCATCAGTAGACATATCTTTAATACCTATTTTACTCACCACATTTTCGATATCCTGTATCTCTTGAGCTGTAAAAGGAGAGGTGCGTGTTTTTGGTACAACAGTAATTTTAGAGGTAAACTTTCCTGAAGCATCTCTAGTAACACGTCCTTCAAGATTAAATTTACCTAATGTTTCATTAATCTCTTTTAATTTTGTATTCAAATTAAATGTAGTGCCAGCATATTTTTCTTTTACTATATTTTTAGCGTTGGTAAAAGTTTCTTGTGCTTTATTTTTAAGATTTTTCACACCCTCCGCCACATTATCCGCAAGAGCTATCATTGGATTATCAGCGTTTTTTGCAACGTATTCTTTAACTTTTTCTAATTTTTCAGGTGCTTTTGCAGCATAATTACCCCATCTCTCAAGTACATCTTTACTAACCGAGGTTAATCTTGAACCAACATTTAAAATAGTATTTTTAACACCACCTTTTATTTTAGAGCCAGCCTTACTTAGTAATTCTGAGCCATAGTCAATTGCCTTCTCTCCTGCCTTAAAACCAATTTTCTCAAATCCTTCTTTAGCGGCTGTTTTTAACGCTCCTCCACCAGGGATTAACTCTAATGCAGTAAAACCTATATTAGTTGGTGTAAATTGAGAACTCCCAATTTGTTCCAGTCTTTTGCCAGCCTCTTTTTTCTTCTCATCTTTTGAAAACTGCATAGCACTTCCTACTCCAGCAGATAATAGCCCGCCAATCGTTCTACCTGTCGCACCAAAAAAGAAATCACTCACAGGTTTCATTATTTTTGATGATTTTTGTTCTAAAACTGACAATAAATCTTTTTTGACTGTTGGGTCTTTTTGTATTTGATTAATTACTTTTGAAGTGAGATTTTCAGGTACTTCTTGTGATTTTTCAGCAACAAAAGATGGTTTTGTTTCAGTAGAACTTCCACCATAATATTTCTCATTAACTTTCTGAAGAATTTTTTGAGCATCCATATTATTTATAGAGATTAACTCGTGCATCCATACTCGATAGTGTCTTTGGGTCAAGAGCTGGCAAACCAAACTGTTGTCGTAGAGCGTTCAATTTATTAGCTGGCATACGAGCAAGATTGTTTAGTTTAGCCATAAAATTCGCTGGTGTATCGCTTAACTCAGGTATTAACGGGGATAAAAACGCTTTTTCACTATCTGTAACTGCGGTCCCTGACAAACGATTTCTCATATCAGCGACAGTAGCAACAATTTGACCTTGTAAATCAGTAGCGGAGGAGGATTTTAATTTTCCAAGCCATTCTTGCATAGTACCTTTTACCACACCAACTGGACTAGACCCTGTTTTTCTTACAGTATCCGCAATTTTTTTAGCGGTATTGTATGAATATAAAGCACTCGCCTCTGAAATAAATGCGTCAGGAGCTTGTTCACGCATTAATGAATTTACACCGGATTCAAACACACGCAAAGCCTGTGTATTATTACCTTCGTTTATGTTTCTTGCGATTTGACTAACTTTTGTAGAGTCTAGGTTAGAAGAACCAAACTTACTTCGCAAATTATTCGCAAAAGAAGAAGGAGTATTTATTTTCCATCCAATCAATCTATCTGCAACTTGTTCAGGTTTTTTACCTTCCTGCAATCCTTGTTTTACCAGTCTTTCATATTTTTCACGCTCAGCATCAGAATTACGTAATTGAACTGGAATTGTTGCTAGTGCTTGCTCAACATTAGCCATTTCCTCAAAACCTCCGCCTACATTTATGCCCATTCGTTTTGCGGTGTCAACTTCATTTTTGATTGAACGGTAAATAGCCTTGTCTCTTGAACTTGTCCCGTAACTTTTTTGCACCTCTTCAAGGGTAGTGATTCCTTTAATAATATCCTGCGCAGTTTCAGAAAATTGAGACAAATCAACTTCCTCGACATTCTCAGGAGAAGGATTTTTTAGCTCCTCATCATACACACTTCTAATTTCTTCTTTGAATTGTTTTTCAAAAGCTGGACGTAAAGTTTCTCTATTAGCGATACTCATCCCCCGTGATTCTTCTTGTTGTTTAACAAAAGCGTCAAATGCCGCATTATATTCTGGTGTGTTACGTGATGTTTCCACAATCTCAGTCAATCCATTTTCATATTGTGGAGTACCTGGAGCTGGTGGAACTACAACCGAGGTTCCCGTTGTACGATTAATTGAAATAGTTGGAGAAGAAATATACGTAGCTAAATCAGAAAGTCCCTGAGAAGTCACATCACTGCCAGAAAAACCAAGTGGTTTAATTTTCCCTGTGTCTTTATCAAACGCAACGTACTGTCCATTTACTTTTTCCATAATGTAGTTTCCAGTTTCACCTTTACCAACTATATTTATTTTTCCATACCCAGGTACTTCAAATTCACCAGTACCACCCAGGTCTGCAAATTGTTTGATAGATTCCATACTCTCCCTAGAAGCAAGAACATCGTCTTTTCTTTGTTCTGTGCCATAAGAAATAAGAGCTGAAGAAATGGCTACGGGGTCTAAACCATACCTTTTAGCATAATCCTGCAATACTTCGGTTGGATTTTCAGTATCTAATAATTCATTATAAAGATTAGGAACAATATTCTGTAAGGTGCGTTCCTGTTGTTTTTTATTTTCTTCAGATTGAACTCTACTTTCCTGCAACAACCGCATTGACTGATTAAACGCCTCCTCTTGCAATTTACCTCGTTGCTCAATTTTCTGGTTAATCAACGCCTCAGTTCTATCAGCGGAATCAAAGTCTAGTTTAGCAAGAGCTTGTGCCTTTGCTTTTTCAAGTTCTCCAATATCTCGGTTAATATCACTCTGCATTTGATTGACCAGTTGCATTCGTGAAGAAGAAGCACCCAACCCTCGTGAAATACCCAATTGAGCTTCAGCTCCTCCGGTTTGTTGTTCACCTTGTTTTTCAGTTCGGTTGATAACTCCTTGAAAATCACTGGCGATTTGTTGTCTCAACATTTGTTTTCTCTGTTCTTCATTCGCTCTGATTTGAGCTTCTTCTTGAGCACTCATTAAATCAGCCCTGCTTTGAATAGAGGGGAGAGCTGAGGTAGCAATACCATAATTAGCTAGGTTGCTTGTGATAGCTTGTCCTGCTTGACCGATGTTAATTCTCCCGCCTTGATTAGCTTGCTGTCTGCGAAGTTCAATCTGTTCAGGAGTATAACCTTGCTTAACCAAATCTTGTTCTGCAGGTGATACGTTTGAAAGACCCCCGTAATTGGGAGTTTGAGTAGTAGGAGGAGCTACATTTGGAGCGGGTGTGGTAAAAGGATTACTGACCGTCTTAAATCCTGACTTCTCAAAGCCAGTGATTTGTTCAGGACTCTCTATATCTCGTATAGTTTCAATTCCTTGCGGATTGAGAAATGTTACTTTTTGGGTTGCCATATATATAGTTATTCATCCCATCCCCCAAGATAGGAGATGGGTCAAGAACTAGCGAAAAGCTTTCCATGTAAAATAACGAGTGCTATTTGTGTTACCACTAGTATTTACCGCCCAATTGATTGTAAAAGTAGTAGTGCTGATAGCAGTGATTGTCGCTCGTGCAGCTATTGCGGTTGTATTATCAACTAAGAAAATAGTGTTAGTGGTTGTTCGTCCTTGTTCTAAATCTGCAAGTGACTGAAGGCTTTGTGCAGCCCAACTAGCCTGACCGCCATTAGTTGTAGTAGTAATTCCATAACTTGTAGCATAAGCTTCTTCAGCGCCTGCTCCGTCCGTCTCAGTCACAGCGGTAATTTCAATCAATGTGGGTACACCTCCTAAATTATGAGTAATTATTTGGTCACCCGTTGCTCCAGCAGCTTGCTCTCCAGTTCCAGCTGCATAAGGATTGACTAATTCTGCGGCTGTACCAGAAGCTGTAATCACTAGATGTTGTCCACCTGAGGCAGTTAAAGCTTTAATATACCCATCACTTCCAATATAAAAGACTGCGCCAGGAGTAGTCGTACCAAAAAACGAACCATTTAGGGTACTTGTATTCGTACCTGTCTTAGGAATAGTGTTTGTGGAAGCGGTTATACTAAACCCAGCCCCACTGAAAGTATGAGTACCAGTCCATGCAAAGGTATCCCCTCGTTCTACAAACAATCCGTTACCATTTGTTCCTACACCTGAATTTGCACCATAGAGAATTTTAAGCCGTCCGTCAGAATCGAATGAGAGACCACCATTGGTGGTTGAAACATTGATTCCAATTTGAGAACTGATAATCTGAATACCTTGAGTAGTTGAGGCGGTGAGAACAACACCTGTCGAGGTAGTGAAGTTAAAACTATTTGCGAATCCATCTTCTGACCATTCCAGTCTTCCACCATTTCCTCGAATACAAAGCGAAGTACCAGCAAAACACGTTCCTTTAGAGTGAGACCACTGCCATAACCCTGAAACTGTATTTGAAGCAGTAATAGTAGTGTCCCCGTCAATCGTCACAAACTTTTGTGCTTCGTAAGTATCGGTGTTTGAAATAATAACAGGTTCCCCTGGACTGTGAGCCTTGATGTTAGCCGAAGAAGTAGCGGTGGGGTTATCAAACCGATACCCAAACGTACAACCTGTGAATGTTTTAGTCGAAGTAGTAAGTCCCGTACACACCACCGTTTCAGCGTTAGACGCACTCGGATTGATTGAAAGGACAATAAGAGAACCCAATACAGAAGGGTCAAGTGTATTTCCGTCTTTTGTAGTAATTGAGCTTACTTTTAAGGTCGTCCCTGAATGTCCTTCGGTTTTCTGTTCGGCTATGTTAGTCTTGTACTCAGTCGGACGTTTTGAAATTGTACCTCCGAGTAAATCTTCACAAGGTACTCCTCCACATAACTCAACCATATTTCCCAATCTCCACATCTGTGCGTTTGCGATTGCCGCACCTGTGAAGATAAGTGCGAGAATCAATAGCGGTAAATATCTTTTCATAAAAAATTAGCTTGCCCCAAGAGATTTTATCTCGGGATTGGTTATGTGTTGGTCTGCTGAAACGACCTGATAACTATAAAAATCTATTGAATATTGTTGTCCGCTTCCGTCAGTGCTTATTTCTAACTGTATACTGCGGGGGTAAATATGCGGTAGTTCAAAACATACTTCAAACGGATTCAGGTCTCCTACTTCATCCATCGTACCTCCTAATGGTTCAGTACCCAGTTCAAACCCTCCTAAAACATTAAGTGCTTGCTGAACGACATACTCTGAATCAGTCCCTGTTAATTCCATTTCTTGTACGCTCGTTTTTCCGTTCAAATCGTACTTGAGCTTAAAATTCAATGTGGTAGAGGATGAAATAGACCCAGAAACTCCTAGGAAATAAATATGTTTCCTCTCCCACGCATTTCCAAATAACTCAATGCGTTCAATTCTTTTGGTGATGTAAGGTGCTCCGTCTTTTGAATACCCATCGAAAGCAAGAAAATCTTTACTTTGCACTGATGAGCCAAAATGAAGTTCTTTATTATAGATGCACATATCGCCGATAAACCAATCGATTATGCCTCTATTGATACCTATTGTACCACCTTCTTGAGGTGAAAACCATAACATTACTGCCTTGTCGTTGTTCTCTTGGTCGCTACTTGACTTTCCAGCCATAATAAACACCCTTTCTTTTGACCAATACTCCAGTGTTGCGTCATCCCAAATAAAATTTTTAATAGTAGGACGAATAGGCTCTGTCAAGTCTTCTACATTAAACACTCCTTCTGCGGCTACCTGAGTAATGCGTTTCAATCCTCCTCGGGGCGTAATGTACCAAATCTGGTCTCCCAGTTTTCTCACCGCTTTAGGGTTGGTACATCCCTCATCCGCAATGTCTTTTCTGATTACTGTTCGAGTGGTCGAAGAAGGAAACTGAAAAGAGAACGCTAAAATCTTGTTCTCAGAGAACACAAACACCCAATTATCTATGTATGAGAGTGCGGTAGCTTCCCCATCTAATTGAGGCCAGTCCTCAAAACCTCCGTCATCAGGGTTAGAGCCAGCCCAGTTCGTTACGTCTCCCACGTCTGAGAAATTAACTTGTTGACGAGCGGTTGAAATACCCGCCGCAAAAAGACGGGATTGTGTCGAAAGTAAAATAGAAGCAGGGTCTTGTCCTGAAAGAGATGAAGAATCAACTACCTGAGCAATCCCACTCCCATTAGCCTGACCTGTAGGGTCTGTGCCCACCCCTGTAAATGAAGTTCCTGAAAGTGCTGTATACGTAAACGAAGTGCCATTGATTATCACTGACCCTGACGCTGCAAAACCTCTATTTGCACAGCTTACCGTACCTGAAATAGTTATAGTATTCACCGTTGTAGAGGCTATAACAGCAGTTGCACCATTCCAAATACGATTATCTTCTACTCCATTTCCATAGACTAACTGATTAGAAGCAGTGTCGTTAAAAGGTGCAAAATCAAACCACGCTTTTTTAGTCGTCCCGTCTAATAGAGTTCGGGTACGAGATAACCCAGCTTCAAGAATAGACCACTCACCTTCTGAACTGTTACGCACATCCTCAGTGTTTAGATATTCAACAATGTAATTCGTTGCATTATCTCTCACTTGTAGCATGGTTTCTGTCCCGTCATTTCTGCGATAGGTGAACTTACGCACAATTGAATCTCCTGCGTTAGATTGATTTCCGAAGGTTGAGTACCCCTCCATAGGTGCAATCTGCGAGCTAGACCCTAAATTCATGTTGTATGCTAACGCACATTCCCCAACCGCAAGCTCAGTCGCATTTGAGAGCGAGTTCATTCCTTTGAACTTAGTAGTTGACTGCCATTGACCTTTTCCCATAATTACCATTGAGTAATATCGTCTCGTCCATTCGATGTTCCCTGTACTGCAAATTCATTTTTAGCACGTGTAATTGGATTTCCGTCTTGCTGAATTGCGAGCGGAAGTTGAGTGTTAATCTCACTCACTACCCGCACATAATCCTCGTTGCTTTTTTCTTTTTGTGGGTACAACTCTTTTAAGGCAAGGTTAATAAACAATCCTGATTGTCTTGTCGGGAGTAATAGTTCCTCAGTCGTATCAATCGTATCAGTGCTAAAATGCTCCTGCCACGTTCCTCCGTTATTTACAAAACTCTTAGAGAAATACACCAGTTCCATTTCAGTCGGGTCGTACATATCCAGTGAATCGACACGGATATTGTTTGAATCAGTTAATCCTGCAGCGTAGGTAACTCTAATCTCAAAATATCTGAGACTTGAAGCACTCGGTGAGCCAGTTTGTGTAGCGGAAGCCCAGTCAAAATCCATTCTGTTCCACGTTGCTCTAAAATCTCCTCCGTCTGCGGGAGTAGTAGCTGAAAGTGACCAATAATTAGCTTTTGTTGAAGGTGTGGCTGAAGCGTCTGACCCCCATACAAGAGTAACTGACGAGATAAGAGCCAAATTAGCCGCACTCACGCTATGAAGCCCCAACCAGAACCTAAAATGACCCAAATTCTCAAGGTCTGAAGCGTCAATCACTGTTGAAAACACTGTTGAAGTGTACATTTCAGCGTAATTATTCACACTTTGAGATACATCTATGTTGAATTTAAGGCAATCTCCGTCTTTTGCTCTCGAAGTATCTACCGTAAGTGTGGTTGCGTCTGAACCTGAAGTGTTAGAAGCCCACGTTCTACCTGTGGATAAGTCTGTCATTGCGTCTATAACTGTTTTTCCTGTGTTTATCTGGCTTAAAATACGCATGACTGTCTCGCCATCACGTTCCTCAAAGTTTAGATTATTATTCAGTACATTCCGTCCTTCTAACAAGGCAAATTCTTGCCCGTCTATCTCTTCAAATTCCTGATACTGACGTGTTTGACTGTCGTTTACGAATCTCAAATCCTCATACGCCTTAAAATCAGTAAGCCCCGAGAGTGAGTATTCAGTCTCTCCACTTAAATATTCTAATGGATAGCGTTTACGAGTACAGTTCCAATGAGCTTTTGACTGCAAAAAATCAATCACTCGATTATACGCCTCGACACGAGTGCTTTGGCTCAACGGAGAATTAACAATATTCCGTAGGCGGAGTTGTACTGAGTTGTCTATTGTAGCCAAAGTAATGCGAGCCATACTTATTTTTTAAATTTACGAATCCAACCCCAGAGATGCATCCCTGCCCCAACGATTACAGCTCCTGCTGACACCACTTCGACAATCTTATCCACAACCAGTCTAAGACCGTCTTCTCCAATATCCCAGCCTTTTAATTGAGCAACTAAGAGAATAGCTGGTATAAAAGCAACCAGTATTCCACGTACACGGAGAGCTACTTTCCCTGGCTCAACTGACGAGCCTAAAAGGGGGTACTTGTACGCAAGTTTCATATTAACGTAGATTAAGCTGACTTAGCAGCCATTGAATAAAATTGGTAATCTTAATGTTTTTTATATCACCCTGCACTTCATTGGTAACTTCGTAGTGGTATCTCTGCAAAAACTTAAATGGATAATCCCAGCTGTACACCAAGTTCCTGCCTAGATACGAATCAAAGGTATAAATTTCTTTTTTATAAATCCCACCTCGGATAACAATTGAATGGTCTGGTGATGTGTACCTACCTCTAGTATTTGCACGAGAATCTACTGCTCCCTGCACAGGTGAAAGTTGAAGTGTATCCCATAAATCTTCTATGTTTACTTTCTCATACCCGAACGTGTGCGTGGAGACCCATTGTAGTCCTAAATTTGCCACTTCCTGACCTATTGGGCTGAAATACTGCTCCTTAGTCATTAACTCAGTAAAAGGTAGGATTTCTTCGTATACAAATCCGTTTTTGCGTGCCGCTTCAGCCACGTTCTTATGTGAGTTCCCTTGCCCTGGGATTGTCCCTGAAGTAACTGCTGAAAACCTATCTGAAAAATTAACCTCTTGCCCGTACTTTTGAAAGTGCAACATCTCGACTGCGTTACAAAGAGCAAAGTTCGTACACGTAAATCCATCAAAACTTTTATTCTGCACTTCAATCGTAGGTGGTTTCCATTGTCTTTCAGGATTAAGCACTACCTGTGGTAACTTCGACGCTCCACCAAAAATATAGTCTTCTTCGGTAAAGTGCATTTCCTCAAGCTGTGGATTGTACCCTGGGTTAATATATTTATTCATAACGATAATTAACACGAACTTTAGAGTTTTCTTGAGGAGGATTGGTAAATGTAATGGTAGTCCCTGAAAATGTATAATCGTCATTTTCGTCTTGCAACTGACCATCTAAAAATACTAATAATGAATTTGTGGATGGTGTGTGTACTGTTGTAAATACTTTATTAACCCCATTAGTTGAGCCTGTAGGAGTTTCTCTATCAACAAACGTAGGTACAGAGATACTTCCAAGCAATCGGCTTTTCCCTGTTTGGACGGGAGACAAATCAACCCATTCTCCCCACGTCCCATCAGGATTTTCAAAACGTAGTTTCTTTCCGTCCCATTCATGTTTAGGAGTTTTACCATCTTTAGGTTTTGGAATCTTGTCTAAAGTCTCACGAACAACACGCTTATAATCTACTACTGCGTCTTTGCCATCCCGCCCATCCTTTCCAACCTCCCCATCTTTTCCATCCACTCCGTCCCTACCATCCCGCCCCCGCTCGCCTTTCTCGCCTCTCTGACCCCTCTCCCCACGTGGACCAATCGGCCCCCTCGGTCCGACCGCCCCTGTATCGCCCTTCTCTCCTTTCATTACCTCAATCTGTGGACCAACTAATTTAACTAACTGCACCTCTTCTTTGTCATCTTCAGCCCCAAACATCTTTTTAAGCTCCGATACAGAAAACTGAGACTTCATTTTTTCAGCCCCTTTCTTTCCGTACTTTTCAATTAAGAGAGCGTCTAATTTCACACTAGAGATTGTTTACAGGTAATAAACGGACAGTAGTCGAGCCAATGTTTCCCGTTGAAGGTGTAAAGAATGACGCACAATGCTTGAATACATTATTGTTAATTACTACTTGTCTTATCGTAGTCGAACCAAGTGCAAATACTATTCCTGTATTTCCATCTATCGAAGCTCCATCCTGAAGGTCGATTACATCCACATACTGCCATCTATTTGAAGCTGTAGGCAATGTGGCGAATGTAGGCAACGAATCCATCATAGAACACCCAAATTTAACTGTTCCGCTGGTACTCAGCGTCGAAACAGTAAATCCTACATTCTGGTAACTAGAAACAGTTATTCCAGTTGAGGTAGCCGCACCTAACGTAATCGGAAGTAGCGTCTGTTCTGCAACCACATCCTTACCAAACCCTAAAGGACGGTCAATAAACATTGGCACTAAATAAAGCGAAGCACCCACAAGACACATTGTTACAAAATACTTGAAAAACGAATCCATATACTTTGATTAGAAGGCTCCACGTAATAAATGGATGCCCCTTAAATTAAAATCTTGAAATACTTGATACCCTTTCTTCCGAGCGTCCCTGCAAAACTCTGCGTCTGCGTCTATTTTTTCAACTGGTTCAGGCTGTGGGTAAGGTACGTTCTCCAACACCTCCCTCTTAATGAGAGAAAAACCCATTGAGAACACATCTACTTCTTCCAATCCAACTCCTTTGTATCCTTTTTCTCCGTTTTTTATATTAATAGGCTTTCCATCAGTGTTACAGTAATACCCGCTTACCATATCTTTATTATGAGCCAAAAGTTTTTCTACAAAATCAGGGTCTACAGGGATTACATCAGTGTCCAGGAATAATACGTGAGTGTAGCACTCAAACTGCTTGAGTGATAAAAAGTGCTCTATCATCCGTTTGCGTGTCCACCACACGGCTCGGAACGGACCACGCCAGAATAGAGTATTTACTTTTCTCTCCCACGCAAGGTCTACCAACAACTTTGAATACTCAGTTGGAATGAACTCTCTATTTTCTACTACAAATAACATTATCATAATTTAAGTCAGTCGAGAGGGCGATTTCTCGCCAACTCTCAGACTAAACTATTAAGAAGCAGTACAGGTAATAGATGCAGCAGTTACAAAACCACTATCACCAATTAACCAGTTTGTGCCACTCCAGATAAGTTCAACGTAGTCACCAATATCGGTCAATTCTGAGCCAATATTAAGTGTGTCTTCAGCGTCACAATCGACAACCGCACCAGCGACAATCAACGCTCCTTCAATTCCATTCCACCCACCTGCTACAGCAATAGTAGAAGTAACAGTAAGGTCTCCACCAACTCGGAACATAAATTTAGTTCCAGCTTGGAGTGAAGAAGTTGCAGGAAGAGTCCAAGTTGAAAGCCCTCCTGAAATGAGGAAAGTTTCACCTGAATCAGTTGCAGCGAGCGTTGTTGTTCCAGTCAATGCACTTTGTGTATCACGATAGTTAAATGTACTCGTAACAACTAACGCACCATTGAAATTCGTAGTTCCATCAAAATATGAGGTACTATCAGCCTCTAATCCACCTTCAAGGTAGAGATTGCCTAGCGTACTAGGACATCCACCAAGACGAGAATTGTTGGCACAATCAGGCATTTCAACTGAACCAAGTGCTTCTGATTCAACTCCTACCTGGTTGTATACGTTAATATCCCCACTCTCAGTTACGTTTTGAGATGCACCTGAGTATGCACCGACAGAAGTTCCTACAACCAACACTGTTGCTACAACAGCGATAACCATTTTGTTGCTGTTAAGAAACTCCTTAATTTTGTCAGTCATAGGATTATTTCTTAGATTTACCGAGTTTCTTACTCGTTGATTTAACTTTCTTTTCTTCTTTTACTACAGCTTTCTTTTCAGCTTCGATGCGAGCTACTTCTTTAGCTTCTCGTTCTTCTTCAGCTTTACGGAAAGCTAGGTACTCCTCTTGAGTTGCAGGAGTAACCTCAATTGTTGCGTAGTGAGCTTTGACGTGTTCAGCCACTGCCTCACTTGAAACATAGAAGCTCAAAGGAGGGATTGCAACAACTGTTTCCTGATACCTAAATTTAAATTCTTTAGGTGTCGGATTAAATAATTTCGAGTACATATTCTTTCGTTAAGATTCGATTCTTTCGTAAAGGGGTCAGGTTATCCCAACCCCTATTTTTGGCTAGATTAAGCCATTACGCGCCTGCACTTCTCCAGCAGGTCAACCAATGCGAGTACCCAACAGTGAATTTGTGTTTTACAGCGAAGGTCAAGTTACCAGTCTTTGCGTCTTCTGGTCGGTCATACATACGAGGACCACCCTGTCTCTTAACTTTAAGGATTGAGTTCATTCCAGGGAGGTTCGCTTTCAAGTACCAAGCAGTTGCTGAACCACCATTTTCAGAGTTCAACCATCGGCTTGAGATAACTCCGATACGACCTCGATAGAAGTTAATATCGTTGTTAGCTGAGCTTGGGCGAAGTTCTGAATCTGTGTAGATAACAGCGTTCTTCTCCAAATCATCTGGCACTACAAGGGTAATAGTACCCATATCCATAACTGGCAAACCTCGGTCAGTCAACTGCTTGATAAGAGCAAGTCGTCCTGTTTCAAGGTTAGTTTCAGTCAATGCGATATTACTTGCGGAGATATTTGATTGTGCAGTACCACCATCAGCACGAGTGTGTGAAGCGGTGAACAATTCTTCTCCATTGTATCGGTCGATATAGAATCCATTTGAAGTCTGTGCAGTCGAAGCTCCTCCTACGAGAATTTGGAACGCTGCTTTAACTTCGGTTACGTCTACCATTCGAGCGATTTGAGCCATTTCATCGAGTTTAGCTCCAAGTCTTTCTCGGTCTTCAAGACAATCTTCAGTAACTTCTACTGATTTACCATAGTTGCGGATGGTGTACACCGTCTCAAAGAGCTTAATGTTTACATCTGATGGGTATGGTGAACCTTCATTAAAATGCTGAAGGAGACCAAATCCAGTCAATCCAGTGTCACGTGAAACTGGCATATCAGTATTTTCAAAAGAGAAAATCTGAGCTGCTACATCTTTGCCAGTGTATTTTACGAGGTTTTGTTCAAAAACCTGTTCAAACTTAGGACCTAATCCACGCTTACCAAGGTCGCCAAGTGTACTTCTTGTTTGAATATTGGACATATTGATAAGTTAGATTAGCCTGTCATTGGGTCACCTGCGTACCACGCTTCGCTCTCGTTAATTGAAACTAACAAGCGTGTACTGTCGTCTGGGTCTGTTCCCCAACATTTCATCTGTCCACCAATGGTGATTGTTCGAGTATGAGTGGTTTCGTCAAGACTGTTTTCGTCAGTCAAATCTAACCAACCTCCAGCTTTCGCTGAGGTATTAGTGGTGTTGATTGTTCCATCCACATCACCTGAGAATACTACAAAAGGTGAAGTTTCTACTTTAGCAGCAATCAAATCAACTGTTTCGTTGTTTGAGGCTACTACTACCGTCCCACTGTAAGGAGTTCCAGAAACGGTTGCACTTCCAAGAGTAGCAAGTGAACCGAATACTGAATTTCCTTTTTTGTCTACGATGTCTACTACAATTCCGTGAATTGCTTCACCTGCTGCAGAGACTTCGAGATTTCCATTGCGGAGTTTAACTGCATCTCCGACCTGAATCGTATCACTATTGTCAATGATATGAGTCAAAATCATTGATGGTCCACCGTAATGTTCTTTACGTTTGAAACTCATAAGATTTTTATTAAATAAATGAGTTTCTCGTACGTATTAGATTAGACGCTTGACTGCGTATTCTGAATCTCTTTCTTTACGTTTCTTGAGGATTTCATCAGCGGTTTTTAAATCCCACCCTTTACTTTCCGCAAGTTGTTTTACTTCGTCCGTGTAAGAGCCTTTAGCTTTTACTTTGGCACGGAGACCAGGTACTTCAGCGTCTTCAGCTTGTTCCCTTTCAATCACCCCTTTAATGCGGGCTTTCTCAAGGTCTTGTTTGCTTTGCTTTCCGCTTTTAGCGTACTCGACTAAATCTTTTACTTTACGAGCTAACTCGCCTTTAGCTACAAAACGCTTGTCCTTTGTCGCACTTGAATACACATTATCCAGTGCGGGAGTGATAAGGTCTTTAATCTTGTTCCATTCGTTATCGTCAAGAGATGAAAAGTCTTCATTAAACTCATCAAGCACATCTTGGCGTTTTGACAGGTAATCTGTCTTAATCGTTCCGATTTGCTGTGGTTCAACTTCGACTTTCGTTTCCTCCTCAACTTCAACAGGAGTTTCGATTTTCCTTTCCTTCTTGCGGAGTCCTTTCGTCTCAATTTCTAAGCGGTAATTGTCCGCTGTTTCTTTGAGCTTGCGGGCTTTCTCACGCAATTCTTCCTCTGACAAATTAGCAAATTCGTCTTGTTCGGTATCTTCCGATACCTCTTCTTGATTTTCCTCTTGGGTAGAGGTTTCAAGAACCTTCTCTTCTTCTGACATAGTTTTATGGTTATTTAAGGTCGTAATTTTAAGGCGGGTAGACCAAACCGCCGATAAAACTGATGTCCCCGCTTCTTCCTCCTAAGAAGTGGAGACACCAATTGTGTTGTAAAGAACTAGCGTGCTGTGTGGAGATAACCAACTGGCTTGCGATACTTCTCAAACCATTCTCCTTCAATTACTTCACCTTTTTCATTTACCTCGTGGATAATGTTAGGGTTCTTAATCATTCGTTTTGAGCCGTCTGAAAGAGGAATATACCCACCTTCTACTGGATTGCCTAAAAGCTTGTATAGATATTCAGCGTGTTCATCATTATCAAACACATTGATTCCAGGCTTCAAATACACCACTTCAGCTTCTGAATAATTAGGGTGAGACAATATACGTGTTTTCAACTGATTATATTCAGGGTGAGCTGGGTCAAGGTCTTCCACTCCCACTCCTTCAGGCTTAGGACTTTGTTTAATGTTACTGATTGGACTTTTGGTTAAGGTAAATTTCATTGGTTTACCTTCGTATAATAGTTTTTTCATAGGTTATAATTAAGTGCCGCACTCGACCTAAGATATAAAAATCCGTGCTTTTGGTGGCACGGAATTCTATCGCTAAGTATCTAACTGCTAGGTAAAGATACTCAGCGGTAGATATCTATGCCGCCAAGTTCCTAGCAGTTACTTGTTTAGTATACCTTATTCTACCATTGATTCATAGCCGTTATCAGATGGTTGGTCTTCTTCAACAGGTTTTCGGTGGCTGTCAATGCCCGTTAGTAAGGTTTCGCATAAAGACACATACCCAAGCCATCGCTTATCGTCAGTCTTTCCGTACAATTCATACCCTGCTTGTCTGTGTAGTTCTAAAAATTTGTCAATACCCTCTATCTTTGCCAATTCTCCAATTATACGAGAGTTACCTTCTTCGCTCAAAGCAACGACACGTACTTTATGGATAAAGAATTTATAGAGCCATTTCATAGAGCTGGTGCTTGTACTGGTTGTGGCATACCCTGTGGCATTCCTTGAGGCATTCCTTCCATACCAGGCTGTTGAATAGCTTTTGCTTTTGCTGGGTCTTTACCGAATACTCGGTTCATTTCTTCAAATCCATAGTCTCGGTTGAATTTATCAGGGTACAGTGTAGACATAACACCTTGATAATTCTGCTCAAGGATTCTACGTTGTGCCTCGGTCATCTTAACTGAACTCTGAGGGACGATATGAATTTCCATATCCATATCTCGGATAAGACTTGGGGGAATTTCCATTATCTCAATTGGTTCAGTTAATCCTTGCCCTTGTTGTAACACACGTTCTTGACTTGGGTCAGGGCGGATTGAAATTTGTAATCGTCCCTGTCTGCCGTCATTGAGATTCTGGTCTTTTAAGATAATCTGTCTGAAAATACCTTCTTCGTTCTTATTAGACGGTAAGGTATAGAATTGTAATTGATTCGCAAAACGTAGTTTATTTTTATCCCGAATAGCTTTCTCCATGAATTTAAGCATGAGCGAGGTGAGTTCTTGAGCACCCGCCATTTGTGCTTCAACTTCAGTAGCGGTTTTTTGTTTAGTCGAACGTCCACCGATATTTTCTGAAGTGACGGTAGATTGTTCGTTGCGATTTTGTAAGAGCTGGTAGAGATTAACCGAAGCCGCTGAAGGCTCAGGAATAGGCACTACATCAAACTTAGGTCTTCCTTGCGACCAATCAGTCGTAATCACGTTATTAGGCTGTAAAAAGCCCTTAGTCATTGCACTAGACACCGACCCGTCTGCGATAATGGGTCTTGAAACTGAAAGGGTTGCTTGGTCTAAAATACGGTCAAAGAGAGCGTCCTTAGCGTCAACATCTGAAATCAGTTTATCGATAATCGAACGCCCATAAAAGAAGTTAGAATCAAGAGGTTCGCCTACTCCAGCCCAGAAAGGAAGTCTTTTGTGATTCCAAGGGAGAGGGGAGACCGTATCTTTGCCTTTAGCGTTTATCCAAATATCTTCAGCCAAAATAACATACTCATCAGTCTTTTTGTTGAAATATCTAATCACTTCAATCAAATCATCAGGCACATCTTCACTGTGTTTCCAAAAAGGAGTTGATTCATTCTGTCTCGTGGTTTGTGTGACAACTTTGTCAGCGTCAGGATATTTGCCAAATTCTGCTCTAAACTGGTCTTCAGTCATTAAGGTACGCAAGAAGCAATAATCCATATCTTGAATACATCCAGGGCGTACATAAAGAGTTCCAGGATAAAAGTCTTCAAGGTTCACGAGCGTAGAACGAACATCATTCCAATCCTTAACAATGGTCTCTTTGAACGTCAATTCTCCTGTCTCTTGGTCTATGTCTAAGATAGTTCGCTCGGTCTTTCTGCCACTGTACCAATCCTCAAATCCAATCACTGTACCTTTCTCTAACGCCTCTAACATTTCAAGGATAATTTGAAAATCATCTTCGTTCTTGTATGCTGCGTGTGTTAAGAGGTTGTTAGCGATTCGTTCTTTAAATATCTCAACTGTGGAAAGGCTCTTGGTGCTCATTGCTTTTGCTTCCATTCCTTGCGTAGCAAATTTACTTAAAAGCCCGATAAGTTTTTCATTCGGGGTAGTAGAAGCTAAATTAGACTGCCAGGGTTTTTTATGTGCAGGTCGGCGTTTGAATTGAACAAATCGTTTGACATTGCTGTCTATCCAATCCTTGAGTGAACGACCTCGAAACAAATCGTGGTCGCTATCACGCATATTGCGTGCTTCGTCAAACAATGAACGTACTTCGTTTGCGACCTCTTGGCGAGCAAGAGACTGTGGGCCAGGCATTGACTGGGGAGCGTTGAGTTCTTTTATTTCAGGCATATTATGTCCATTCTTCGTAACTTATAGATTCTAATTCTCTAATGTCATCGAGATTTGCTGAATAAGAGGTCGAACTTGGAGGCTTGGCTATTTGCAATTGATACGCCAAAGCATCTGCTAAATCATCATAATCACCCATAGGAAAGCGTAACAACTCATCAAATAAGTCGGTCTGGTTCTTTTGGAACTTTATCGTTCGGGTGTTAAACCGAGGGATGAGACCTTCTATTCTCAAAGTCTTGTTTATTCCACTGTCTTTCAAAGGTTCTACGACAAAGAAACGATTACGTCTTCTCATCTCATCTTCCAAAGCAGGTTTCAGTGTGTATTCAAATGCTTTTTGTTCGATTGCTACTTTGGTTGGGTTGAAAAAATCCACTAACTGAAACAAATATTCTATCAATTCAGGCTCGTTGCCTTTGAATCTTTCTGCCTTAAGTATATACCAAAAATTATCTCTGTCCACTTTATTCACGATAATTCCCGTATAATCTGCGGTCTTTGCCGTGCTGTATGCTCTATCTATCGTGATAAACGTGCTGGTAAGTTTTCCTTTTAGTTCATCATCTTGAAAATATGTCAAGTACTCTAGTTTAAAACTTCTGTTCTCATCGCTAATTGGGTCGTTTTGATACTCTTGATAGAATAAATACGATTGCCCTTTAGAAGCGTATTCTTCTTTAAGTCGGAGTAAATCGTCATAACTCAAGTGTTCTTTCCACAACGTCTCTCGTTTAGGTTCACTGATAATCGCTCGATACGTCTTCTTCCAATACTCTGTGTATTTATCAGTGCTTAACATCTTACAGAGCAAGCTATCGTAGTGGAGAATTGTGCCAATCACGATTACTCGTCCACCTTTTGCCATCGAAGGAACAAGAGCACCATTGTACCAACGCTCTAACTTCTCACGACGCTCTTTACTCATCACTGCTTCGTCATTCTCCAAATCATCAATGATAATCAGGTCAGGACGAGAGTCTCTGAATTTAAGACCACGTACTTTCTGTCCTGCACCTACTGCTTTTACTAGCGTGCCTGGACGTACCATAATCTCACTCTCACTCCACACTTTGCTAGTCAAATCCCCATACATGGCTTTGAGCTTGTCGTTAGATTCAAATTCAGCTTTTAAGGTGTCGAGGAATAGAACAGCCTGTGAGTAAGTATCAGACACGAGAAGCACAAATTTAGCTTTCTGGTGAATGATAGCCCATGAGAGGTAAATAAGGTCAGTGATGGTACTTTTAGCATGAGAACGTGGAGCACCTATTGCTATCTTCTTAATGTCCTCGTCCATATACACCTTATAAATCTCTTTGTGAAATTCAGGCGTATCCAACTTGAGATGGTGTTTGTAAAAGAACTTGGCGAACTCAATTATATCTTTCTCGAATATTTGTTTAACTGCTTGGACTTTCTGTTTTATTGTTATTTCTTTGGGCATAAGCAGAAAGAATTGCGTCTAAATCTACACTGTTAATCTTTTCCCCGTCAGTAGTAACATCAATGTTCTTTTTAAGTGCTAACACATACTCCATAAACAGTTCTGCGTCCTTACTATTGTTTTGTGCTCTAATTCCCAGATTTTCCATTATTTCTGGAGTGTATTTTTTGGCTAAATTAAGGCAAATATCTAAAATCTTCTCTTGATTCTCTTTTTTCGCACGCTCATAGTAATATAAGCTCTTTGAAATTCCCCATTTTTTATAAAAATCCTCGTTTGATTCTTTACGCAAAGAAGCGACAGTAGCTTCTCGCTCTATCATTTCTTCAACCCACTTTTCTTTTAACACCTCCATACTAATCTTCTGTTAAAACATCCTCGACAAGTTCAAGTCTTGTTTCAAGGTTACCTAGGTCTTTTTTAAGGCTTGAGATATATTCTGCTATTTTAACTTGTACTCCGTTGAGGTAAATAACTTTTGTAGGGTCAACAATAGCCCACCTCTCTTGGATTCTTCGTTCAAATTCAAGCTCGAAGTAGCGTTCGAGTAAGGCTTGTTTCGCCTTAGTAAAATACTCCTTCTTCTTGGTTTTGAGTTCTTGGGTGAGTTTCATGCTAAATCTAGTTTAGTACCGTATTTACGGTTACGTTCTAATTCAAGGGCGATTACTTTTCTCATTTCTTTTTGGGCTTTTTCAATTCGTAGTTCTTGATTGTGGGTGAGTTTTCCTTTTTCTGCTTTGTCAAATTGTCCCCAGCCATCAGCCTCTCGTTTCATTTTTTCAAAGTATTCGTCTTGTTCACGTTTCTTTTGAGCGTCTATTCGTGAAAATCCCATACTATTTCTTTTTACGCTTAGCTTTCTTATAGGCTTTGATTCCAGCCTTGCTGTATGGGTAGTGTTTTTTTCCTAATTTGGGCATATAGATTAAGTTACTAGTGCAGGGGTATTAAGACCCATTTAAGGGAAGAGCTTAACCCTGCAACGCCCTGGTAAAAACCAGTGCCTAGAAGCTCCTGCACTAATCACTTATCTTTCGGGAAAGTGGAGTACAGTCTCATGTGCCCTGACCAAAGGAATCACACGAACTACTCAACTGACCCGAGAGACAAACGAATTATCTCTCTTAAACACTCCGCCAAAACCCATGATAGGGTTTGTTTCGGGAGAAGGAATCGAACCTTCGACCTCGACATTATGAGTGTCGCGAGCTGCCTGACTGCTCTATCCCGATATGAATACTAGGCTCAACCTAGCTAAAAAATACACTTGTGGATAAACTACCCAACATCACTTGACACGTTCATCAATGTATGGTATAGTATATGTGTAAGAGATTGAACTGGACTTCTCGCTAGTACACCTCACATGACTTGCCTACTCGGCGGTCGAGGGATAACACGAGAAGTCTGGTCAAACTTTACACCTAGTATACAACAACAAGGCTACATACACAACATTGTTCCCTTGTCAAGCCTTTCACTTTAAGAAAGGGTAAATATAAGAATATGAAATCAGAAAAAAGTTTACTCGAAGCATGGCACATTGAAGCAATCAAAAGACGTATTGATGAAATCTTACGCATTAGATGTTTCAATGTTACCACAAAATTAGAACTAGACACCAAAGAAAAAACAAGACTTAGGCTCACAAGCACTTCATTCAACACTGTACCTGTAATCCATTCAGCAATGGCACTCACAGAATTTAACAGTTCGGTAACTGAAGGAGTCCATAAATTTGAAGATGGGACAGAAACACCTTGTACTAACTTTTACATCAATGTAGCAGTTAGATACGAAGGAAATGGAGAAAGTTTATTTGAAGTCAAAGGTATGTTACTTCCAGTACATGAAAATCGCATCTTCTTTACTGATGGAAATATCCGAAATGAAAGTGTTAGTAAATGGGATATTGAAAAAGTATAAATAACAATCATAAGCCTGTCTATGAAAACAAAAACCAAAAGACGAACATATCAAACAGTTAATAGAAAAAAACAAAAAGCTAAATGGTTAATTATTCTTTTCTTCACAATTAACGCCCTCACAGCTATTACGTTACCGTACAGCCTAAAAGTTATCGAAGGTGAAGGAGGAAGTAATCATTTCCCTCAAGCTAGGGTTGTGAAGCAAGAAGTAAAGGCTGAAGACCATATCGTTGAAGCCGACGAAATGGTTGTGGATAACGAAACAGTTGAACAGACTATCCGCCGAATTGCAAAAGAGATGGATTTTAAATGGACTGACTATCTTGTACGCCTCGCATATTGTGAAAGTCGTCTCAATCCATTAGCGGTAAATGATAGAAATAACAATCCTGCACATTCAAAAGACCGAGGTCTATTTCAGTTGAATGACTATTGGCATAAGAACGTACCCGATAGTGTAGCATTTGACGCAGAAGCTAGTACACGTTGGGCGATTGAAAAAATCAATAATGGGGGTCAGGGAATCTGGGTTTGTGACCGTTACGTAAAAGCTAATCCAAGTAAATATAATCCTAAATAATATGGAACACACAATCATCTCCGCAATCAAGGAGATATCCACACTCTTTACACAGTGGGAAAGACAAGAGACTAGAGGAAGAAATAAGTTCGGGTGGAGGTATTTTAATCCACATAAGGGCTGGTTGTTTCTCTTGACAAAAACTGAAAGATAATCTATACTAATCAAATGTCTCACCGATGAATTTCGGACAATCAACAGGGACGGTTTGCTGGCTAAGGCTGGGGAAATGCGTTACCTGTTGACCTTGAGAATTTCCTTTTACTCCTGCACCACAACAAGCATGGGTTATCCCTGAAAAGGGGTGATACATGGTGCAGGATTGAGAGGAAATTTGACAAGAAAAAAGATTCACGATATGCTTTAGTTGCTCTATTAGAGCGGATACGAGTTTATGCAGCGTGAATCGTTTAGGACGCTGTCCAATCAAGGCGAAAGCTGAGATTGGCTCGTATCCTAAGCGATTTTTTTATACCCTAATTCAGCTTTATGTCCAACAAACGGATGTTTTCAATGAAGATAGTTGACTCAGACGCTTTTCTAGATATGCCTACTTCTAGCCAAAATCTGTACTTCCATTTAGCTATGAGGGCAGATGATGAAGGTTTTGTTTCAAACCCTAAAAGAATTATGAGAATGACAGGTGCAAGCGATGATGATTACAAAATTTTGATAGCTAAAAGGTTTGTATTAATCTTTGAAAGTGGGGTGTGTGTGATAAAACATTGGTTTATCCATAATACACTCAAAAAAGACCGTTTTACACCCTCAGTTTATTTAGAAGAAAAAGCTCAACTAAGCAAAAAAGAAAACAAAGCTTACACAGAACGGAAACAAAATGGAAACATTTTGGAAACACAGTATAGTATAGATAAGATTAGTATAGAAAAGAAAAGAGAGAGAGGGACTTTCGTCCCACCCTCCCTAGAAGAGGTGAAAGAATACATCCAGCTTGAGGGAGTGAACGTAAACGCTGAACAGTGGTTTAACTTCTACGAAAGCAAAGGTTGGATGGTTGGTAAGAACAAAATGAAAAATTGGAAGTCCGCTGTCAAAACTTGGGCTATACGAGATAAAGGAAATTCAAAAACTAACCCACTCGACCAAGAAGCTATCGACCTGGTGAAGCAATACGGACAAGAGAAAGCGTACTGGAAATTTCTCAAAACACACCCACCAGATGACTTACTCAAAGTCAAACACATAATCAACCTTTGATATGCCTACTGTCTACGTTTCATTCGATGATAAAAAACGAGGGAAGAGTACCAAAACCTTTTATCAGAAAAATGAATCAGAATTTAAAAAACTAAACGATGAAGGCTGGGGGATATATTTCTCAGTCAACGAGTTCTACTCTGAGAACCTGAAACCTGGAGAGACCATGCGGCAAGACAAATATCTTAAAAGTCTGCGATATGCTTATGCAGATTTGGATATAGCGAAGTCAGGAAGTGGTGAATCACGAGCGTTGAAGACCAAGAAGAAAATGGATTTGCTCAGTGCTTTGTTGAAGAAGTGCGAGCCAACAATGGTTATCGACACCTCGAACGGACTACAACCACTGTGGGCTATTACTGAAAACGAACCCACCGAAGAAAACAAAACACGGTACATCAAAGTTTTGAAAGGTATTGTAGCGTGGAGTAAAACAGTCGGGTGTTCAGGAGATAACGTCTACGACACCGCTCGAATCCTCCGACTCGTTGGGTACTATCACCAAAAAGAAGAACCGTACCTTTGCGACTTTGTTCACAAATCGAATAAAAAATACACACTTGCAGAACTTGAGCAGATATTCCCATTTCACGAAGAACCAAAAGCTGAGACTGTACCTGTATCAGAAAATTCTAATCCTGCGTTCAAAGCTATCGAAGAGTTAGACATCAAAGATTTAATTATCAAAGCATTTGCCTCAGTAGGTCGACCAGTGACATTTGATAAAAGCGGAAGAATGATTGACCCTGTAGGTGGAACGACTGGAACATTTATCGGCAGAAAGGGTGAACGTGACTACCTAGCGTCTACATCACACGAACCGTTCAAGGGAAATAAAATCACCGCTGTAGCTGAGATATTGAAAGTTGATTACAGCGTGGCGTACCAATGGATATGCAAAGAATACCAGATAGATTT